TCAGGGCGTCCGAAAGGGCATGTTATGACCACCGAATCAGGCAAAGTGCCTAAAACTGCCATTGAAAGGCTTGGCGGCAAGACCCGCAAGGGCGCACCAAACAAACAAACCAAGCAACTCAAGGACATGATTCTTGCGGCGCTTGATAAGTCTGGCGGCGTTGATTACCTTTTCGCTTGCGCCCAAGACCCAAAGCTGGCAGGTGCGTTTCTATCCTTGGTTGGCAAGGTACTACCCATGACGGTGCAAGGCCCAGGCGACAAGGGCGAGTTCATAACCGCTATTGAGTGGCAGGTTGTCAAAGCTGAAGCGTAAGGTTCCGGCGGTATTTGTCCCGCTGCTTGAACCGGCCCGATACCTCGCTGCTTGGGGTGGTCGCGGTTCGGGCAAGTCGCATTTTTTTGCAGAGCTTGCGGTGGCTAAGTCCATCGGCAACAAGATAGATATTGTCTGCCTACGCGAAGTGCAGAAGTCTTTGAAGTTCAGCGTAAAGAAGCTGATCGAGTCGAAGATTCAATCCATGAATGCCGGGGCTTACTTTGAAGTCCAGAACGAGCAGATCAAGAGCGTCCACGGTGGTCACATCATCTTCCAGGGTATGCAAGACCATACCAGCGACTCGATAAAGAGCCTGGAGGGCTTTGGGGTGGCATGGTTCGAGGAAAGCCAATCGGCCAGCCAGCGCAGCTTAGACCTACTTAGGCCGACTATTCGCGCACCTGGCAGTCAGTTGTGGTTTAGTTGGAACCCAAATCTAGAGACCGACCCAATAGACAAACTGCTGCGTGGTGACAACCCGCCGCCTGGTGCCATTGTGGTGAAGGCGAACTATCGGGACAACCCGTGGCTGCCGGCTGAGTTGAAAGCCGAGTTGGAGTACGACCGTCAGCGCGACCCGGACAAGTTCGCCCACATTTGGCTGGGTGAGTACCAGCGCAACAGCGAAGCCCGGGTGTTTCGCAATTGGACGGTGGAAGAGTTCAGCCGGCCAGCGGGCACGGTGCACCGGCTCGGCGCTGATTGGGGCTTTAGCGTCGATCCCAGCGTGCTGGTGCGTTGCTCAATAGAGGGCAACCGGCTGTACGTGGATTACGAGGCCTGGCAGGTGGGTTGTGAGATCGTCAACCTGCCCGAGTTGTTCATGGCGGTGCCCGAGGCTGAAAAGTGGCCGATTACTGCCGACAGCGCCCGGCCCGAGACGATCAGCCACATGCAGCGCAACGGCTTTCCACGCATTCGCTCGGCGATTAAGGGGCCGAAGAGTTTGGAAGAGGGCGTCGAGTTTCTGAAATCGTTCGACATCGTGGTTCATCCGCGCTGCCAGCACCTGATTGATGAGCTGACGCTGTACAGCTACAAAACCGACCCACTGACGGGCGACGTGCTGCCGCTGTTGGCCGACAAAGACAACCACGTGATCGACGCGCTGCGTTACGCCTTGGAAGGCGCCCGCCGCGCCCGACCTGCCGCACCGACCGAGGTGCACAAAATCAACAAACACCGCCGCGCCATGGGGGCGGCTGGCTGGATGGGAACATGAACCAACATTACAGAAACGAACACAGCAGCGCCGAGGTGGTCAGCACCACCATTGCCGGCGCCGAAGGCGTGCTGGAAGTAGTCCGTGTGTTCACTGACCCCGAGGCGCGCCAGCAAGGCTTTGCAACTGAGCTTCTTAAGGACATTTGCAATGACGCTGACATTGAAGGCCGGGTGCTGATGCTGAACCCGCGCCCGTTTGGCCGGGTGGCTGGGCTGGCCGACTTGGCGCCTTGGTACGCCCGGTTTGGCTTTGCCGTGATTCAGAAGCAGCCGGTGCTGATGGCGCGCATGCCGCAGATTTACAAGACCCGGCTGAGCCAAGTGGCCGGCGCGGTGAGCGAGGTTGTCCGTGGCTGACGACAAACAGAAGTCGGTGGTGGACGTGGCGCGCGCCCGTTACCAGCGCGCCAAAGACGTGCTGGGCACGCTGCGCCAGCAAGCCATTGACGACACCCGCTTTGCATTAGGCGACAGCGACAACCAGTGGCAGTGGCCTGAGGATGTGTACACAAACCGGGCGGCAGTATCGGGCAAGCCCTGCCTGACCATCAACGTCACCGCGCAACACTGCAACCAGATCATCAACGCCATTCGGCAGAACCGGCCCAGCGCCAAGATCAGCCCGGTGGATGGCCAAGCCGACAAGAAGACAGCGCTGATTCTGGGCGGCATGCTGCGGTCCATCCAAGCCTACAGCAACGCCGACACCGCCCACGACATTGCCGCTGAGCATGCGGTCTACGGCGGGGAAGGCTTTTGGCGGGTGCTGACCGAGTACGAAAGCGATGACAGTTTTGACCAAGTTATTTGCATCAAGCCGCTGATCAACCCGCAGCTGGTCTACATTGACCCGGACGCCATTGAGCCCGACCGCTCGGACGCCAAGTGGGGCATGATTTTTGAGGATTTGAGCAAGGAGCAGTTCCGCGAGGAATACCCCGAGCTGGATGTGTCGAGCTGGGTGGAAGATGCGCAGGGCTGGAACAAGCAGGACCAGGTGCGCCGCGCCGAGTATTTTTACTGCGAGACCGAGCCTGATAAGCTGCTAAAGCTGGCCGACGGCGTGGTGCTGCGCGAGTCTGCGTTGCAGGGCGTCAAGCGCTATGGCCAAATGCTGGTGACGCCAGACGGCCAACAGGTGGCGATTGTGGCCGAGCGCGAGACCAGTAAAAAGGTGTGGTACTGGTGCAAGCTGATTGGCGGGGAGGCCGAGCCGGTGGACAAGCGGGTGTGGCCGGGGCAGTACCTGCCGATCATCACGGTGGTGGGCAAAGAGATCAACGTCAACGGCGAGCTGGTGCGCAAGGGCATTGTGCGCGACTTGAAAGACTCGGGCCGGATGGTGAACTACAGCTACAGCGCCGCCGTGGAGACCGTGGCGCTGCAGAACAAGGTGCCGTACCTGGCCAGCGCCGAGGCCATTGCCGGGTTTGAGGACATTTGGGGCGCGGCCAACATTGAGAACCGCGCCTACCTACCGTACAACGAGCGCGACATGGAAGGCAACGCGCTGCAAATGCCCCAGCGCCAGGCGCCGGCCGCCATGGCCACCGCCCAAGTGCAGATGCTGCAGCTCAGTGTGGAGCAGATGCGCGCCAGCAGCGGCCAGCAGAACGCCAACTTTGGCATCCGCTCAGAGGCATCCAGCGGCATTGGCATTCAGCGGCTAAAGGCGCAGGGCGAGATTGCCACTTTTCACTTTCCTGACAACTTGGCGCGTGCCTTGAAGTACGAGGCCAAGGTGGTGCTGGATTTAATCCCTAAGATGTACGACACGCGCCGGGTGGTGCGGATACTGGGGCTGGACGGCAAAGAGAGTGCCGCAATGCTGGACCCCGAAATGAACGAGCCGCACGCTGAGATTAACGAGACGGCTGACAGCGAGGTAAAAGAGGCGTTTAACCCCAGCGTGGGCCGGTATGACGTGGCGATTGACACCGGCCCAAGCTACCAGACCCAGCGCCAGGAGGCCGCCGACGCCCTGACCAGCTTGACGCAGAGCAACCCGCAGATCATGCAAGTGGCCGGCGACATTGTTATGCGAAGCTACGACTTTCCCATGGCCGAGGAACTTGCAAGCAGGCTTGCCAAGACTTTGCCGCCGGGGCTGCAAGAGCATGATGGCAAAGAGGAAGTGCCGCCGCAAGTACAGCAGGCCATGCAGCAGATGGGCCAGCAGATGGAGCAACTAACGCAAGAGTTGCACTCCAGCGCCGACGCCTTGGCCGAAAAGGATCAAGAAATCGCCGCTGAAAAACTGAAGGCCCAGCAGGCGCAGACAAAAACGCTGTCGTTGCAAATTGCACTAGAAAAAGCCCAGGCGCTTGACGAAATTAAGGCAGCGCAACAGAGCGGCGACATGGAGACCGCGGAGCCCAGGCAGGCGCAGCAAGCGCAGCAAATGGCACCTGTGGTACTGCCTGATGTGAATGGCGCGCTGGTGGGCGCTTTGTCGCCCTTTATGGAGTCTTTGGCAATGTCTATTCAGTCAACCGGCGATGCCGTCAACGTGATAGCGCAGGGCCAGCAGCAACTGATGCAAGAAATGGCCCTTGACCGCGAGCAAGACAAGGCGCTACTGATGGAAATGCAAAAACCTAAGGTGTCACAGGTGCGGATATTGAAGCAAGCTGATGGCTCATTCGTGGGCGAGAGAGTGGAAGCGTAATGGCCGCGCTCACACTACGACTTGTTAAAGGCTCAGAACTCACCTGGGCCGAGGTTGACAACAATTTTACCAACTTAAACACTGAGCTTGGCACACGAGCGCCTGCGGCCAGCCCAACTTTTACCGGCACGGCCACGTTTGCTACGGTGTCGCCTAGCACCACGGCGGCTGATTCAGTGGGCTATGTGGGCTTACCGCAAAACAGCCAGAGTTCGGCCTACACCTTGGTGGCGGCTGATGCGGGTAAGTCTGTGGTGCATCCCATCAGCGACAACAATGCACGCACCTTCACCATCCCTGCAAATGGTTCTGTTGCCTACCCAATTGGCACGGCGATCACGTTTATAAACATGATCAACACCGTGACAATTGGCATCACGACAGACACCATGTACTTGGCCGGTGCAGGCACCACAGGCAGCCGAACGCTGGCAGCTTACGGCGTGGCAACGGCCATCAAGGTGACTAGCACAAGCTGGGTCATCAGCGGCAATGGATTGACATGAGCGGTGCTTTGCATGGTGTTTTGGCGAGCTATCAAGCGGCTGCTGCCGGGGGTGCGCCTTCAACCGTTACCTACTTGGTAGTTGCTGGCGGCGGTGGTGGTGGTGGAAAAATTGTGGGCAATGCTTATGGCGGCGGTGGTGCTGGCGCTGGTGGATACCGCACAGCTTCTGGATTTGCGGTAACGGCTGGATCGCCTATTACGGTCACTGTTGGTGCTGGTGGCGCAGGTGGTGTTGGGGTTAATGGTTCGCCGGGGTCAGATTCAGTATTTAGCAGCATTACATCAGTTGGCGGCGGCTATGGCGCTGGGGGGTCTGTTACTGCAACAGCTGGTGGCGCTGGTGGTTCTGGGGGTGCAGGTACATTTTTAGGTGCTGGAGGCGCAGGTACTTCTGGTCAAGGTTTTAAAGGCGGCACAGATTCAAGTGGTGCTGGCGGGGGTTCTCCGGGCGGCGGCGGCGCATCTGCCCAAGGCGTTGACATTACAGCATCATCTACCAACGGATCTGCTGGTGGCGCTGGTTCAGCTTCTAGCATTACGGGTAGTTCTGTTACCTACGCTGGGGGTGGAGGCGGCGGCACATATGCGTTTGGCGTCGGCGGCGCTGGTGGTGCTGGTGGTGGCGGTGCTGGTGGAAACGCAGCAGCAAATGGCAATAGCGCAAGCGCAAATACGGGTGGCGGTGGCGGCGGGTCTGGTTCTGCCACAAGCGGTGGCGCTTTAAGTGGCGGCGCTGGAGGATCTGGCATTGTGGTTATTTCTTACCCTGCCACATTTAATGCCGCAGCCTCTACAACAGGTTCACCAACCGTCACCAATGTGGGTGGCAACCGCATTTATACGTTTACCGCCTCTGGCTCAATAACATGGTGACGTATGGCTTTATACGTTGACGCAGGCTATTGGGCTTACGGGTATGCCGAGGTTACCAGCGACACGGTTAACAGCGCCGGTTTGCTGCAATTACACCGCCAGTACAAGTATTCGTACCAAGCAGAGCAAAAGCTGGCTGCGATACAACCCGAGATTGCCCGGGCGTTAACAGAACAAGCGGTTGAAGTTGTCGGGTTGCAGGCCTCGCAAGAGCAGGCCAAGGCGGCGTTGCAGCGCATGGGCATTGCTTACCGCGAAGCCTACCAAGAGATTTTTGCAGAGCTTGTAGCAGAAATGCGGCAAGCGCAAGAGGATGAGCAGGTTGCTCTGATTGTTGCCTCTTTGTTGTAACCAGTTACACCCCAGCAGAACCCGCCCAGTGCGGGTTTTTTTACGCCTGAGAACGGGCAATAACGATTTCCGCCGCAAGGCCGTACCTGTGCGTTCACAGGGTCTAAGCCACCTTTTAGGTGGTTTTTTTTCGTCCTCAAATGACTGAAAACGTAGAAATGCCGGCGCAAGCTGGTGCGGTGGAGTCCGCTGTCGAGACCGAGACAAAAAACGCGGTTGATGTGATGCCCGAAGGTACTGCGCCCGAGGGGGGAGAGGAAAAGCAGGTCGAACCGGCCAAAACTTTCACGCAAGAGGAAGTGGACGCACTGGTTCAAAAGCGGCTCCTGAAGAAAGAACGCGAGGTGTTGCGCACAGTGCAACGTCAGCAGGCCGAACTGGCCCAGCAGGCGCGACTGACGCAAGACATACCGCGAGAAGCATTCAGGGATGACCAAGCGTATATCGATGCCCGACTGGAGCAGTTGGCCGAGCGTAAAGCAACAGAGAAGATTTCTCAACTGGAGCGACAGCGCGAGCAAGAAAAGGTGTCAGAGCAGTTTCTTGAACGCGCCGAAAAAGCCAGCGAGAAGTACCCCGATTTCCAACAAGTGGCCGGCAATCCCAATTTGCCGATCAATGAGGGAATGGCTGAGTT